ACGAAGCTCAGTAGCACCTACCAATCACCCGTAAAGAAATACCCCTTTGTCTATCCGCAGGCTTAGGGGTATTTTTTTATTTACGGCATAGTCAATCTCCATGCGAACCCGATTTTCGGGTGTCGGGCAAACTTGGGTGTCGGGCAGACCTGCCCGCCATAACCAACAGGGAGACAACACCATGTCAATATCAAGCGAGGTACTGTCACGAGGCGAGAACGCTTTGTATCAGTTAGACAAATCAAAAGGCATGGCCTTTGATTCACATAGTGCAAGGTTATTCCACATCGATGATGATGGTTTATTCACACTCATTGACCACGACAGAGATGTCTATGACCTATTAGACAACGACGATGTAGCCAATGACTTGTCCAAGACAGACAACATCAGCATTGGTGTGCTTACTTATGGTTGGGCATCACCATTGACTGATGACAACAGAGATGACCACACTCCGCCTAGTCAGCGTGATGACAGAAAGCGTGTCCGTGTGCTTGTCACTGCTTGTGACCATGGCAAGTTCGTTACATTCCTAAGGTTTGAGGCAGACCCAGACACCGTAGATACACAAGGTGGTGGCGAAGGCTCAATGGCTGATGCAATTCAGCAACTAATCAACAAAATCCAAACAAAAAAGGCAGGCAACAAATGACAACATCAACCCTTACTACTGGCTGGGAGACAGCCAATTTCGCAATGGCTAACGGCTTAGACCGTGTATTGCTTTACGGCAAGCCAGGCACAGGCAAGACCTACTTTGGTCTCAACTACCACCTAGGTACAAGCAAGTCGTACCGCCTCATCTGCACAGACGAAATGACAGACGGCGACATGATCGGCAAGTACAAGCAGAACGACAACGGCATCTGGCGCTTTGAGGAAGGCGTAGCAATCAAGGCATGGCGTACAGGTGGTCGTCTTGTTGTGGACGAGATCAATCGTGTGAACGGTGACATTGAGGCACGCCTCATGGCAATCATTGACACAGTCGCATCGTCATCGTTTGAGCACCCAGAAACTGGCGAGATTATTCGCCCAGCACAGGGCTTTAGCGTTGTTGCAACGATGAACGGTGAGCCAGATGACCTGTCTCCTGCTGTTCTTGACCGCCTTGTTGTTCGTGTAGAGATTGAGCAACCACATCCTGATGCTATTGCAGCATTGCCAGCCGAATTGCGAGACATTGCACTTGAGTACGCCATGCGTGATGACGCAGATCGCTACTCGTTGCGTTCGTTCTTTGCTTTTGCTGGCTTGCTTAAGGCTAGTGGCAATCTAGAAGCGTCTGCCCATGTGTGCTTGCCCCGCATTGCTAAGAGCATTGTTGGCGCATTGTCAATCACGCAGTCAGAAGCGGTATCTGTTGAACGCCCTGTGGTAATCACAGAACCGAGCCCATTCTGATGAACACACCCCGTCAGAGCGTAAAGCGCAATATTGTTGCGCCTGAAGTGCTACCTGACAGACCGTTGCTCAAGGAAAATACCTATCAGACCGGTGGAGAGGCATACTCCATCGACTCTGTAGGTGTTTCTTTTAGCACATCTGCTAAGAAAAAGCACCTTATTACAGCCCCAACTGGAGACAGCGATGTTGCAGAGACCTTACGCAGGTATGTTCTTGTTCGCAGTCGTTATGACTTGCCAGACGCAGCCAAGTATGCAAAGCGTTGGTCAGTGTCAGAGACATCAGTAGAAACTGCTTGTCGCACACTTGCTAATGCTCGCTATTTCCATGCGTTTGGTCAAGACCCAAGCATTGGCACTACCGAAACCACTATCCTTGCGCGAGTGCTTAGCGAAGGCAACCCCCCAAAGGCTGCTATTCTTTCTGCACTTAGCCATAGCGGTACACAAGCGTTTGACGACTTGATGGGTAAAGTCGCAGACCCACAGTTAGTCATAGAGTTAAAAGAACTTGAGCAACAGATCATTTCTTTTCTTTATGACTATAACGCTGCTCGTGACTTGCCACTTATCAACTCACCTAACCCTCGTTATCAAAAGCGTGGCGTGAAAGAGTGGGCTTGGTATGTCAAGCACATTGACTCATTGGCTACAAACCAAGTGTCTGAGCAAAGGGGCAGGCTACAACAGAAGCAACAAGAGGCTGATGCACCGCAAAAGGCATACCCCAAGGACAGCAACCTCGTTGGCGACTGGGAACAACTTGTTGTTTCTAAGCCTGAACTAAGCATCAACCACACAGGCAAGTTAGGACGCAGGACTATTGCGGCAGACAGTGGCAGAGAGATCCGCTACATCAACCGCATGGTTAGCGACCCAGACAGGCGTGTGTTCAGTCGCAAGACCAGAGCACTCGGTGGCGTTGTGTGCATAGATGCTTCTGGCTCTATGTCGTTGTCAGAGAGCGACCTAGATCGTTTGCTTAAGGCATCGGCAGGCGCAACTGTGCTTATGTACTCAGGTGGTCTTGACAATCCATCTAAGCCAAATGTATGGGTTATTGCTAAGAAGGGTCGTATGGTTAGACACCTACCAGATCCTCCTGGTGATAACGCTGTCGATGGTCCTGCGCTTGTCTATGCCTCATCACTCAGGGATCGTGGCTCACAGCCATTGATTTGGGTCAGCGATGGCTATGTGACAGGTCGTAGGTCTGGCTCAAGCAACACCAACTTGCTCAATGACATAGAGATGATCCGTCGCCAGCACAAAGTTATTCAGGTGCGCAATGTCTATGAAGCAGAACAACTAATGAAGCGCCTACAAGGAGGTAGCAGATGAGCAAGGACGATGAGTTTGATGTACTCCACCAGTTGGAGGCTATAGCAAATGACGCTGGCAAGGTCATTGACGACGAGTGGAAGGCATTACAGATGCGCCTTATGCAAGAGTCAAGGGTTATCTCCCAGAACCTGTTCCAAGACCAAGGGGAGGCAGTTAGCGCTGTCCTTTGCGTTGGCTATCAGATTGACAAAGAGCAATTTGATGCTGACGATGGTGTAGAGCAGATTGGTCCTAAAGGTAGCGAATACCCTACCTCTGGCGCTAACTCTGGCTATGCCCGTATGACACCTGCTGTTGGGGTCAAGTTGCCAGGGGAGATGTACAAGTTCCTTAGCGACAAGACCTTGGTTTGCTCGTTGTACGAGGTCACTAACTATGTGTCTTTGTTTATGCACGTCAAGTACAAGCAGTCACAACTCATAGCCATGACCACTCCAGCTGGGATAGCAATAACGCTAGAGCCCAAAGACGGAGAGGCTGTTCAGTTCTACCTCAAGTTTGACATCATTGACAAAGACATAGCCAAAGAGACATTGGCAAAACTCAGTGACAAGCAGAGAGAGGTAATCATGGAACTGTGTGAGGCGCAGATGATAGCCCCAGAACTCAAGGCAAAGCATCCAAAGATGTGGAACTTGATGATTGAGGCAATCAAAGAGAACGGCTCTAACGCATTTCTAAACGGAGACGACACGGAAGGAGATGAGTAATGGTCTGGTGGATAACCCTTGTGCTAGTTGTCGGCGCATGGATTATCTACATCGATAGTGGTCGATAGCGAGAACCACTACCTATAGCACTGGTCGTCGCGTATGTGGAACCATACGCCCATACGCTGACGGCTGGTGTCTATGCAATACCCATGCTCGCCCTCATTTCGGGTGTCGGGCACAATGAAAACAGCGAGGAACGCCCTCGTAACGGCATAGATGCCGAGAAACAAGGAGATCAGTTATGTTAGCCCATCAGTTTAGTGTTAGTAAGCCCCCAAGTAAGCCCAAACCATCAGTTGGCAAGAAGCAACTGATGCGCAATACCGTAGAAGCAGCGATGTCTTTTACCTTTAGTCATCTTGGCGAGTGGTGTCTAGTTGGCACATATCCAGTCCGTGGTGGTCAGCGCAAGAAGTTGGTTTATAACCATGCCAAGTACTACCGTGACAAATTGGAAACGCACTTTGCCGAGATGCTGAACTATCACGCTGACGCATATCCAGTCATGTGGAATATCCACTGGAACAAGAACAAAGCCCAGTACGAAGTCCGTGTTATCGCTGACTATCGCCCTGACTTTGCCTATAACGAGGCTGGTGAAGCCCCAGTTGTCAAGCAGTTTGAGGCTGATATGCAAGAGGCAAAGCGTTTGCTAGACGAGACAGAAGCCGATCTCTTGGCTATCCGTGATCGCTTGGTAGAGCAGAAGCAAACCAACGCTGTCAAGCAAGCAATGGACAGCCTCTTCTTCGGTGGGCAGTCGTGAACCGCCAGAAAGTACACAAAGCCATCAAGTATTGGCAGAGTGTGATGGATAGCGGTGTCAAAGAGTTCTACGACCCTGATTACAACCATGTCGGCTTAGTTAGCGACTTGGTGTACGAACTCAAGAGTGCTCTAGCCAATGACAAGGCTAAGTCAAGAGTGTAGCGATGGGCTACCACTACCACTGTCAGTGCGCATCCCCCATGTGCATTGGCAGTGGCATTAGTGCTACCGATTACACCACAAGTGATCTATGCCCATAGCCCATAGGCAAGGCTATGCGCCATAGCATATATATAAGGAATAAGCCCGTTTTTCGGGTGTCGGGTAAACTGAAGTAGTGAGGAGAACCTCACCTAAACCAAACAAGGAGACAGCAATGAACGCTGTATGGTGCGTTATAGGCAATAATGGCAATAAGAAAATCTTTGGCTTGGCAGTAGCCGAGACGGAGAACCCAACGACAGGGGACACGGTAACGGCATATAACCGTCACGGTGCTTCACAGGTCAAGGTACTAGGTGCAATGGCAACTAATCCCGATGGATCAGCAATGTCCCGCAGTGTCACGACAAGCGTGAACGGTATCCCTACCGCAATGAAGCAGGTCATCTTTACCGTTCAGCAATGACTAGACGGTAATGACCAAGTACTGGCACTATCTCAGTGGCGCAAGCCACTGGGGTAGTGCCTTTACAAGGGGGAGCCGGTATCCTAATTAGCCCCTCTCGACATCTGTATATTTGGGGCTCTTATATATCACCAGATATATCACTGGGAGGCGTCGGCGCCAAAACAGAAAAACAAAAAAAATAAAAAAAAAAGAAGCACTCACTAGTGTGAGTGTGTAAAGCCCCCCACGGTTTACCACCAATTGGGAGGAAGGTCGCCGTAGCCAATTTTTCTAGCCGACACCTAATTAGTGAAATGACGTTCACAACGCTGCTTGATCTAGTACATAGATCATCAACCCAGGTTCCCCTGTTTACTGCCCGCCTCATGCAAAAGAGGTACGCACGTGATTCTTGCCGGTTGTTGCACATGAGTGTACACCATCGTGTTACAATTTCAAACACATGAAAAAAGGAAAAAGGGTTATCTCTGCTGAGGACCGCGCACTCTTTTGGCAGTCTAGGCAATCAGGAATGGGTATACGAGAGTGTGCTCGCATATCAGGAATCTCTTATCAGACAGCATTGTCGTGGGTAAAAAAAGCTGAGACTATTAGTACTCAGATAGAACAAGACAAGCTAATGGGTGATGCAACTGGTGCTGGTGGTGGCAAACAGCGTGTCAATAGAGCAAACGTTGTTGAACGAGATATGCCACCGGTCATCCCACAGGGTAAATTGTGTGAACGTGCACAACGTGGGCTAGAAGATTTTGACTATTTCCGCCGTGTATACCTAGGCCGTGTGCCTTCTCCATGGCAAGTAGACGCTGCATACAAGATTGTAGAGATGCTGCAGCACCCAGAAAAGCAATTCTGTGTATTGAACGTACCACCTGGTGCTGGTAAATCAACTCTATTCCATGACGTAGCTGTGTGGATGATCGTAAAGAACCGCCATATTCGAGTCATGATCGGGTCTGTATCGCAGACTTTGGCCAAGATGTATAGCCGTCGTATCCGTGAAACCCTAGAAAGGACCATCCCACTCAAGCCGGACCCTGAAATGGTTAAGCGCGGACTGGCTATTGACGCTGAAGCATGCCTTGCAATTGACTATGGACGCTTTAGGCCATCTGCTTTGGGTGCTTTGTGGCGTGCAGAAGAGTTTATTGTGGAGCAATACATTGGAGAAGGCCTTGACAACAAGGAACCTACCGTGTCTGCGTACGGTATTGAGTCCGAATTCATCGGTCACCGTGCTGACTTGTGCTTATTTGACGACGTTGCGTCACCTGAGAACTCTAAAGAGTCCATTGCCAGGGACAAACTGCTAGAAAGATGGGACTCTATGGCTGAAGCCCGCTGTGATCCGGGCGGTTTGCTAGCTGTTATTGGTCAAAGGCTTGGCCCACTGGACCTTTACGCCCATTGCTTGGCCAAAACCTCGTACGAAATCGACGATGACACCTACACGGGTGAGGATGTCACCCAAAAAACGGACGATATAGAGCCAGTCAAGTCATACAAGTACAAGCACTTGATCTACAAGGCATATTACGATGAACTTGACACCGGACCGGAGTCTCGAAAGATGACTGCACCAGCTTGGCCCAACGGACCGCTACTGGAACCATTCCGTTTGTCGTGGAAAGACCTATCGTACGTAAAGCACAGCTCAATCAACAAGTTTAAAATTGTTTATCAGCAAGAAGATCTAGCAGAAGGCCACTACCTCATTGAGCGTGTGTGGGCAACAGGAGGTATTGGTAATGACGGAGTACTTTATCCAGGATGCATCGACAAAGACCGGTCGTATGGGTACATACCGCCAGGACTCGCGCCGCCGGTCATTAGTATTGCTTCAGTCGACCCAAGCCCTACAGAGTTCTGGGGGATACAGTGGTGGCTTTATCAACCGGAGACTAATCTTCGATATCTAATTGAAATGGCTCGTATCAAACTTACGGCCGAGGAGCTACTTGGATTTGATACACAGTCAAAAGCGTATTCGGGGATTATGGAAGAGTGGCAGAACACGTCTTTTGAGATGGGCTACCCAATATCACACTGGATTGTGGAAGTAAACGCAGCCCAGCGATTCTTGCTAGCACACGACTTTATACGCAAGTGGCAAGCCCTGCATAACGTAAACATCGTTCCTCACACTACGTCTAGGAATAAGCTTGACGAAAGCCTTGGCATCGAAGCTTTGTTGCCACCGCTGTGGAGAACCGGACAAGTGCGCATTCCTAACATGCGTGACAACTGGAAGACCATGGCGTTTGTAGATGAGATGAGTACATGGTCACGTGGTAAGAAACACGGAACCGACTTGGTGATGGCACACTGGTTCTCTGAGTTGCATGTTCCACAAATGATTAACCCGTCACCACCGCCGAAACAGTGGCGTCCGTCGTGGTATTAGTGTGATATATTAGCGACGTGGCTAAAGGAAAAAAGCAGGAAGATCCTAACAAAGTCGCGCAACGTAAAGCGGAGCGCGTAGCATTCGTACAGTCACATCCCAACCTTGCTCCAGAGGTGGCACGTCAACGTTATTATGTGCAGACTCGTGCAGCCGAACTGGAAGCAGCTGGCAAACAGGTTGATCGTGCGGCACTACGTGAAAAATTTCAAACCGGTGGTGTAACTCGTGAAGGTTTTTATACACCAGCAGACGTAACCCGTTTTAATTCTGCAAATAACGGAAGCTCACTTGCTGACTCTAAGAGCACATCAACACCACCTGTTGTTTCTAATGTTCCCGTAGCACCAAGTGCTACAAATGTGCCAACTCCGGTTAGGCGAGAAACAAGTTCTGTTAAGACTCCTTCTTCTTCGTATCAAGCCCCACAAACAACTACTTCTCTTGGGCAGGTCGTTCAACCGCCTACGTCCTATATGGACAAACAACCTGGCACACCAGTACGTGGTGGAGAACCAGGCCGTGGAGTAACGCCTCCTGCTCTTGTTCGTCCACAAGGAACACCAGTACCCGGTGGAGAACCTCGTCCTCCAGTATGGGCATCCGGAGAACCCGTAATTGGCAATATTACAAGACCAGGGCAAATGTACGCCGCAGAAAAAAATGATCTCCGCGAATTCAAGGCTGCTACTGCTCGGGTTTCACCACAAGCACCTGCCAATCCAAAAGCCTTGCGTCAACAACAGCAAACTAGATGGCAAACTGTTGACGTCCCACGAATTCAAGCTCAAATGCGCAGAGACAACCCTATCTATGCAGCTAGACAAGCAAAGATTGATGCCGGATTTGTAGAAGCTCCATACGACTGGACAAATCTTTATAAAACTGCTGCTGGTGGAACTGTGATAGCTGCCGAAATGTTTGGTATGAGAGGCGGACCTGTTGGCGGTGCTCTTGCTGCCGGAACTGCATACAACTTAACAAACAGACTCGGAAACTTGTTGGAACAAAAAACAGGTTTTGGTGGTGTTGAAGGAGATCCTGGTTTTAAAGGTGACACAAGTGCAAAAGGATTTGCAATTATTGCTGGAGGATCTCTTGCTGGTTCTGGGATTGGAGCTCTTGGAGCTAAGGCTATTTCTAAAATCCCAGGCATCCCATCAGCAATCGGGAAAAGCTGGAGGGCAGTACAGAAGTGGGCTGATGACACACCTCAGGTTCCAGCAACTCCTTGGAAAGAAGCTGGAGCTGGCAGTCCTGGAATATCAACAGGCATAACACCAAGAACCCCATGGAGAGAAGGACCAATCACTGGAGGAAGTAAATCACCACGTCGAGTTGGTGCTCCTAAAGTTGAAGTCGAAACACCAAAGCCAACAAAAATTGATTTGCCTGGTGAAACACAAACCGAATCTGGAATTATTATTCCAGCACCAAGTACCAGAGCAAGAGCTGGAAGAACAGCTGCAGAAAATCAAACACTTGATGAGATGGCTGCAACTAATTACAACGCATTTGATGCAGTTACTGGCAAAAAAGGATCATCGGAACCACTATCTCTTGGTGAATCAAAAGCTGCAACGACCAAAGCTATGGCTGAAGATGGTGTTGAAGAGTTAACTCCTCGTCAAATCGCTGCTCGAAAAGGCGCTGCTACAAGGAAAGCAAATAAGGAAGCAGCTCTTAAACTGCAAGAAACAAATGTTGAAGTGAAGGGTCCAGAACCAACCAATCTTGGAGATGAATTTGGTGTTGTGCATTTTGGGCCAAAGGAACCTCAATTTTCTGAAATAGACCCTAGGACTGTTGAGGTTGATTTAACCGCTCCAGAAAATAAACATTTGTTTAATGACAAGGGCGAAAGAATTTATTTGAAGTATGAGCATGATCCATCAATTCCAAAAGATGAGTGGCTAAATGCACCAGAACCAGCAGTCACTGCACCTGAGGCTCCAAACAAATTAGCTCGTAAGCCATTTGAAACAAATGCTCAATACGACTCTCGCATGAGGGCTGAGACGCTAAAAAACTCTGGTTCCGTAACAAAGATCGACGCTGGCATGGACCTTCCGCGCTTGACAGGCAAAGATAAAGTTGTTGGACAAGTAGAAGCTGGTATGTCTCGTAGCAACAGACTGTCATTTGTTGACGACATGAGTGGTGAATCACGACCAAGATTTGGTGTTGTACAGGGAGAGTCTCCAGAACGACTTGCAATGATGCGCAATCATCCTGCATTTACTTCAAAGCTTCCTGAATCACCAGCAAATTTGGCTGAAGTAAAAGCTCCACGTATGCGTGATCGTTTTGCTGACATTAATGCAGCTGGTGAATTCGATGCTATGACTCCACAAGGTTTCCCAATGAGTGAACCAGGTGAGACGGTAAGGCAATTCAACGAACGTGTAAATAGGTTCCAGGCTGCTAGGGGCAAGCCAACGGTTTCGCAAGAAGGAAACTATCCGGTTAGTGGAGCCGCACCAGAGGCACCAACTCAAGCGCCAAAGAGCCTGGAAGGAAACGTTGAACCAAAACGCCCTTCTGTAAACAAGTTTGGTCAGCGACTAAAAGCTGGGGCAAAAATTAACCCTGATACGGGTGAATTCCATAACGTAAAGATTGATCCAACTACTGGTGAAGAAGCGTTTGTGATGCCACGTGTAAAGGGTCAACAGCGAACTAACGCTGAAAAGCAAGCTGCAAAACGATTGAATCAAAAAGTTGCAGTTGAAGTTAAAGAAGTACCTGGTGCTGTAAAGGGCGAATTTACGTTTGCAGGTGAAACAATTCAGGGTACAAAGACCGTTCTACCTAGGGGTGTGAGTGGAACCGGAAAATTTGTTGGTGAAAACATTCCATCAGATTCTTCGTTGCTAAGAATGAGTGCGGAAGAACGAGTTGCATTTGCTCAGGCAAACCCAAAGATGGACATAGAGGGATGGGCTTCAAAGAATCTTTCTCCAGATGAGCAACAACTGTTCAAGAATCTTCGTGATGCACAAGGAACACGTGCTAGTCGTCGAGTCGCAGAGCCAGTCAAAGGCAAGAGAGCAATGAAGCCTGGCAGTGAACTTGCAGCCTATGAGCAACGTTACACAGAAATTTTAAAGAACCAAGGAGAAATCAACCACGTTTCTTTCATGCGTTCAAAGCAGCAAGTAGCACTTGAAAGAGAAATTGAAAACGCTTTTGGTACTGATGCAATGGTTGCACTTCGTAATCGATTTGCAACTGCAGCTGAATCAATTCCTACATCTGGCATTGGCGTAGAAGCCGCACCTGCTTCATTCTCTGAAGTATTACCGTCACAACTTCCTCAAGAACTCCCAGTAAAACCTGGTGGGAATTTACGCGAACAAGCAGCGCAGTTGTTTAATAAAGATGGATTATTGAAGGGCAAGACTGGACCTGGCCGTGCACGTAGGTGGCAGCAAGTAAAAGAAAGCTCATGGTTCCGTGAGCTAGTAGCCAAAGAGCCTACATTTGCAAACTACCTAATGAAGCAAAACGCCGATCTTGCTGCTGGTTACAGGGACATCAGTTTGTCTCAGGGTATTGGTGGTCCTCGTACACCAAGGCTTATGGGTCAAGAAAGATATGCAGGCAAACTTACAGAAGAACAAGCTGCAGCTCAAATAGCAAGAGAAGAATTGCGTACCGCAAACGCAGCAACAAGCACTGGGGCATTGGCTGAGTCAAGAGATGCTCGACGCGCCACGAGCCAGTTATTCCCTGCAGAAGACGCTGCATTTGGGCAAATCAACCAAGCTCGAATTGCTCGTGAAACTGGAGTGTCGCTTACTCCAGAACAGCAATCAGTTCTAAAAGACTTTGGTGTTCTTGACCCATCTGGAAGCTTGACTGCAACGTATTCTGACATTGCTGCTGTCCGAAGGGAAATTGCTCAACCGATACGTCCTGGAACACGTGTTGCTCCAGAACTATCAAACGAAGTTCTTGTTGCTAGGAAGCAAGCATTTTACGATCAGTTCGGTGAAGCTCCAGCAAAAGATAAAGCAAACAGTAAGGGTTGGATGAAAGACCAGTGGTTGCAAAAGAAAGAAGAATATATGGGGGCTCTTATGGATGCTCCAGCAACTTCTACTATTTTGAATCCAGAACCATTCTCGACTCGAATTGACCCAAACCTTGTAGATCCAAACATGCCTATTAGGCCTGAAGCTATTGAAAACGCTTCTAAGTGGAGGGCTGAACAGCAAAAAGCTGCTGTTAAAGCTGCAGAAAAACAATCAGCTCAAGCAAAACTTACAGCTGAAACAGAAGCTGCTCGCAAGGCCGGACTGTTAAAAGAACCAAACATTGATGATTTCTTGAACCCAAGGCCAGCAAGAAACGTTCCTCCTCCAACGCTTGAGCAGATGAAACAACGATTCTTGATTGAAGAACAAACACGCCGTGAGGGGCTGGCACGAGCAGCAGCAAAAGCAAAGGCTGCATCTTTTGAGGTAAAAACAAATAACCCATTCGAGCAACTTGGAAAATACGATCCAAAAACAGACACTTACATTGAAGACATTCTTCATCCTACTGGCTCGGTAATGAGGATAGAAACAAAACTTGGAATCGGTCCACCTTCACCTCAAGACAAGACTAAGTTCTTTATTCAAGAAAGAAACTTCAGCTGGCCATCACGCAACGAATCTGCAAAGATGACTGCTTCGGAAGCTGAGGCTCTTATGGAAGATTTCAAAAAGACTGAGCTAACAAATATGCAAGAAGTTCTTAAAGACTGGATGAGCGGCGACTAATGGCAATTCTTAATGCGGATCAAATAGTCCAGCTGTACGAACAGCGCAAACGTGCTGCTGGTCCTATCCATGACCAAATGAAAAAGATCCGCGAGCTTGCCAATGGTGATGTTGTCATCCCATTAAATGAACTTGACAAAAGTGCACAGTCGTCTGTTGCTAACTTGCTTGTTATTGGTCTGGATCAAATGTCGATGCGCGTTGCTTCGACCATGCCAACTCCATATTTCCCACCGATTAAGGACGGCAATGAAGGAAGTAAAATCAATGCAAAGATTCGTAAACAAGCTATGCAAGCTATGTGGACTCATAACCGTATGCCACAAAAAATGCGACGTCGAGCCCGCCATCTTTTGGGATACTCTTCGTCACCCGTCTATCTAAAGCCAGACTTCGGAACGCTTATACCTAAATGGACAGTTGCAGACCCACTAAACACATACGCTGCTCCAGTTGATGACCCAGATAACGTCCTCCCTGACGATTGCATTTTTACTTACAAAGTAACTGCTAACTACCTAATGACTCGCTACGGGCAAGATGTAGTTGGTCAATTGCGCATGGGTCAGGTGGATGCAGACTCCAAGTACCAGATGCTTGAGTATGTGTCAGCTGATGCCATTCAGCTTGTTCTTATGGGTGCAGAAGATGACCCATCATTAAGCATGGCCCAGCGTTCTGGAATCCCTCAGATGATCCTTGAAGAAATCCCTAATCGCACCGGTCGCCCTCTTGTTGTAATGCCACAACGCATTACGCTTGATAAGCCACGTGGTCAGTTTGACGGTATCCTCGGCATGTACTACACACGTGCGCGGCTGCAAGCCTTGACAGAGATTGCTATTGAACGTGGTATTTTCCCTGAAGAGTATCTGGTTGCTCGACCTGGAGAAAACCCAGTTATTGTTCAGGTTGCTGACGGCAAGAAAGGACAGCTCGGTGTTGTAAAGGGCGGAGACATCCAGCAGAACCAAATTAACCCTGGATATAAGACCGATACAGCACTTGACCGTTTGGAGCGTCAGGAACGCTTAGAGGGGTCAATCCCGGCAGAATTTGGTGGCGAGTCAGCATCAAATATTCGTACTGGTCGTCGTGGAGAAAACGTATTGTCTTCAACTGTTGACTTCCGTATTCAAGAAGCGCAGTCGTTGTTTGAAGTATCAATGCTTGAAGAAGACAAAATTGCTATTGCCATTGAGCAAGCTTACTGGGGCAAGGAAAAGAAGTCGTTCTACATCCCAGGCAAAGCCGGTGGATACACCTCTAGTTACGTACCAAACAAGATTTGGGAAACAGACTTCCACTACGTGTCATACTCGGCAGCTGGATCTGACGTTAACTCACTTGTAGTTAGCCTTGGTCAACGTCTTGGAGCTGGACTCATCTCAAAGGAAACAGCTCGCGAAACTGATCCGTTGATTTCTGATCCGGACATGGAGCACGACCGTTTAGTAGCAGAAGGCGTTGAGTCAGCGCTTCTTGCTTCTATCCAGTCGCAGGCTGCGGACCCAATGGGCCCGTATCAGCCAGATGATCTTGCTTTCTTGACCCGCATGGTACTGGAAAAAGATCTTCCGTTGTACGAAGCTGTAGCTAGAACACAACAACGAGCACAAGATAGGCAAGCAGCGATGGTCGCAGCAAACGCACCTGAAGCGCAACCTGGATTAGCAATGCCGGGGACTGGAGCTACTTCACAGGTAGCACCTGCTCAAGGCGGAGGTCTTGATGCTCTGTTGTCACAACTTGGAGGACAGTAATGGCGCAGCCAGTAAATAATAGAACAGATCTTTTGAACCCACCAACCTATGGTGACAAAGTTAAATTGCAACGTGCTCAGCAGGCTGTACCTGCTGGGCCAAGTCCTGTTGATGCACAGCGTCAAGCTCCTGCTGTGCAGCCCGGATCACTTCCGCCATTGCTTGGTCCAACAAATCGACCGAATGAGCCAATTACCGCTGGTGCAAATTTTGGTCCTGGACCATCGGCTTTACAAGCGGGTGTACCATTAAGAAGTGAAAGCCAGTTTGCTGTTGACGAACTTCGAGCAATTGCACAACTGCACCCAACTGAAGAACTAACAATGATGCTTGATAAGTGGGGATTGCTTAAGTGAGATGGCAGGATAGCCTAGACCCAGCAACGCTTGATGCAATAACAAACCAGAATAAACCTAATTCTGTACAAGCGCTCGATGACGGTGGATACATATCTAGTCGTGTATCAAAAATCTATGGACAGAACCCATGGCTAAAACCAGAGACTGTTCTCTCTTTAGCACGTTCTAATGCAACTGACTCAGCAATAGACACTGCCGGATACATCTCTGGAGTACAAAAAGCCCAGGAGATGCCAACGCATTCTTCTGTGTTTGGAATGAATACATTGCTTAAATCTGTAGGTAAAGTATTTGATGTTGCTGGATTTGCTGGCAAGTGGGTCGGCAAAGGCCTTGGACTACTTACTCCGGATCAACTAGAGAAACCATTACGCGCAATCGGAAACGCTTTGTACAGCGTCCCTCAGGACTTGAAGCCTGTTGCTAGGTGGGGAACTGCAGCCCTTGACGTAATTCCAGAAATGGCACAATACGCGGAGTCACGTGTGTACGACGCACTTGGCGGGACTGTTGAATACAAGCAAGAGCCGCAGGGTGGGTTCTGGGAGTCAACATCAATAGGACAACTTCTTGCACACCCAGAGGACCAAGGATCTGGATTCTTCTTAAGTGAAACATTACGCGAAGCACAGGCGCGTGAGGCACGAGCTCGACGTGGAACAATAAACGGTTCAGCTTTTACGATTGGTCGAGCAGCAGCATCACTATTTTTTGAACCTGAATCTTCAATGTATGCAAGTGTTTCAGGAGCTATTGACGCAGCTCAATTGATCTATCTGCCAGACCCAACAAAATGGTTGACAAAGGGAATCGAAACTGGCCTTGTTGCAATGCGTGGCGGTTTGGTTCCATTGGTATCTGAAGCAAGTAGAGCTGAATCCGGAATTGATGATTGGCTAAAAGCACTACAGGAAACAAACCCTGGTACCCCACAAACAGCTCTTGTTGCAATGGAAGCTGGATTAAAGACTGGGCTCAATGGGCCACAAGTAGACATACAAAAGTTTGATTCGTTTATGCGTAATAACACTTTGGGCAAGCGACTAGTGGATCATTTAGTCCAAGAAGAAGACGCTGGAAAGATTTTTACTCAAGTTTTCAAGGGACAAGGAAGCACCGATGTTGCTTATAATCTGTCTAAAGCAAAAACAGAGGACCAGGTTATTGCTTCTTTGATGGGGGCGTACACATTTGGCGATACTCCAATCAGCCGCAACTTGGCCACATACGCTCCAAAAGTAACAGTTATGAAACCGCTTGAGGGATTGCGTCAAATCTCACAGCGATCACGTTTACTTGCTCAAGTCCCAGACGAAGCTGTTGTCATATCAGGAGATGCTTTAGACAATACAAAAGCCGTTAACAACTTCATGAATTCGCTGCGTACAGCTGGAGTTCCAAAAGAAGAAGTAGACAAGTTTGCTACAGCAGCTGTTGGCGCTTTGCGTTCACACGGATCTGCAGTAGACAAATATGCTCTTGACAATCTTTACAACACTCTGATTGAAAAAAGCCTTATACAAAATAAGGTGCGTAAAGAAGTTGTTGATTCTGTTCTTGAAGAAAGCAAAGCAAGCGTCACCATGATGCGTTCATACTTCAAGGACCGAATGGGGATGGACACCGATAACGGCTTCATGCAGGCAATGCTTAATCTTCCTGTTGTTAAATCAAGTATGACTCAGCAGACATGGGATGATTTGATGACGAGGGTAAGCACCTCTGGTGGCGGGTTTGGAAATGATCTTGCATTTAATAGCGCTATTCAGCACTCAGATCTAATCAATAGAATGCGAATTCTCCCTGACCACAGAACGCTACGAAGGCTTACGCGTAACCCGTTGGTTACACGGGTACTCGCTGCTGCCCCTGGAGGTGGAGAAGCAATGGTCGGCGGAGAGATAGTGCGTAAAGCAACTATTGGCAAGCTGCCAATTTTAAGCAAAAACGAACAAGTTGAAATCATCACTAACCGTATGCGCTGGTCTGAAATCGATAAAGAACGTGATGCAATCAAAGCAACTTACGCTGCTGCTAAAGCCCCAATACCATCAAGCGCACTTGCAGACTTGAGTAAACTTGACGCAGAACAAGCTTCATTAAAGCAATTTAAGCGTGTTAAAACTGGAGAGCAAAGGGCTCTTATAACAGTTGCTGAGCTTCTACAAAATGACTTGTGGAAAAGAATGACACTCATGACTGGTGGTTATTCAATTCGTAACATGATTGATGCTCAGGTGCGTATGACATTCGGTGGAACTGGTTCAATACTTCGCCACCCTATGGAGTACATCTCACTGGTTATTGGAAGAAACCCAATATCTCCATTCCGTCAAGCCGGTGGAGCAATGAGGGATATCCTTGGTGAAAGCCTTATGGCTGGTGGAAAAATAACTGATGAAAAAGCTGCAATCAACCAGTTAAGCGCAGAGCTGCGAGACAGAATATCTTCGACAACAAGAATCAAAGGGATGGGTAGTGCTGACTATGCTCAGCATCTAAGAGGTCTTGGTACTTTTGCTGACGTCAGTCGCAGTATGCCAAAGAACGGAATGGCTCTACATACCGAGGGAGTTGTACAGCAGCTTGCAAAAATAAACTCAAGTCCGCTATCTCGTGTTGCTGCTAGGTCTCTTCTTACCAGCAAGAGTACTGATGTTGCGATTGGCAGAATTGTAAATGCACTTAAATCACCAGATAATGCTGACGTCTATAACGACGTAAAAAAACTATTTATGGGTGGTATTGAAGAGTTAGACAAGGCCACTGGAAACGTAATCAAATTCCCTCCTATTGATATTGACGCTTTGATTAGGTCTAACAACCCTGCGGAAGTGGATAGAATTTTAAAGACGTACGCTGAAAAGATTGTTCTTGGCAACGCTATAACTCATACGGGCAACCTTGATGCAATGCGATTTGTTGCTGGCTATGATGCAGTTCCGTCAATGGTGAATGGAAACATTGAGAGATTGATTGCAAAGTCAAGTGAATTAACAGATGAAACCGGTGCAATCCTTGCTCCTGGAACACTTGAGGTTGGCCAGGAAGCCATTATGAAAGATGGTCGTAGGGGCATCATCATCATGACCGGCAACAAAAAATCCGAAGCAACCATTGTCCCAATTATGGAAAAGGGTGCTGTCACAAAATTTAGAACCGGAACGGAACAAACAAAAGTGTTAGTACGTTCACAGCCGCTATGGGATGACGGTGTAAAACAAGGTCTTCCTGTTAGCGTCTCTAGAGAAATAACTGGATCTACTAGTGAAGACAGAGGCATTTGGGCGCGTACACAAGCGCACATGGATAAATCTGCGAACTGGTTCTTTGTGTCACTTAACGCACGTCAGAGCCGAGTGCTTGAGCGTTCCCCTGTGTTTAGGCAGTTTTATTATCAAACTGTTTTAGAACACGCAAACGAACTATCACCAAAAGATGCACAGTCAATCATCACTCGTTTATCAACAGCCGCAGCACGTGAAGGTACTGACGCTGGAAGCTACATTGGAAACAAAAAACTAATGCCTTTGCTGGAGAAGATTGTTGCAAACCCAGCACACCCAGGCAAATTGACTGTCGGCAATCTTGACGAGTACGCAAAAGCTTTGAGTCTCAATTCAATGGAGGACATGTTGTTTAATGCCTCGAACACAAACAACATAAAAGACATCCTTCGAATTGTTGTCCCATTTGGTAATGCATGGTCAGAGGTGGTTGGGCACTATTTGACTAACTCAATGGTTGACGGAGTGCACAAGTATCGCACGTTCCAACGCTTCTACTCTGGAGCTGTCAACGCTGATCCAGATCAAGACGGACGAGGGTTCTTTTACAAAGACCCACAAACAAATGAATTGATGTTTACATTCCCTATGTCTGGTGCTATCTCAAAGGTTATTACTGGTGGTGACTATGTTGCTGGCTTGGCGGCCCCAGTGAAACGTCTGTCGCAGGGCATCAACGTGTACCCAGGTATTGGTCCATTTGCACAAGTTGTTGCAAACAAGTTGATTTCAGATACTCCAAAAAACGATGAGATCAGAGCAATGCTTTTGCCTTATGGTTCTCCAAAAGATTTCAACGCTATTCTTCCTGGATGGCTTAGCAAGACAATGGAAGCACTGGCAGCAGATCAGACAAAGACAACTGGCGTGTATGCCAACACATACTTTGAGACAATAAAAGCCGAAGCCAACACTGGGCACTACGACCTATCGCTTCCAGCTGAAGTAGAACGCCTGAAAGACAATGCAGGTCAAAAGGCAAAATGGTTAACGATGATGCGAGCAATGTCTCAGTTCATTGGTCCAACATCTGGACAGTCTGAATTCAAAATCCCAACGGATCAGGGCGACGTGTACGTGCGTGAAATTGTAAAGGAATTCCACGACATGCAGCTCCAGGACTATGACTCAGCAGTAGAGCGTTTCTTGAGTTTGCACGGAGAGAATGCCGCTTTGTATGTTTCCTCAAAGAGCAAGTCCAACCAACCAGGCCTTGAAACAACTGATGACTTTAATGACTGGACCAGGAATAACGAAGACCTCATTAGTTCATACAAGAGAACAGCAAACTTCTTAGCTCCGTCGTTTGGGGAGTTTGACTTTAAAGCCCAGGAACGCCAGATAGAAAGCGGAGCACGTCAAGCTTTGAACGCTGACGAAATGATCGCACTTGCACAGAACCGTATTGGTTCGTCAAGGTATCGCGCTGCAAAACTCGCTCTTGGAGCGTACCCAACAAAAGCTGACTCACAGAGGCTGGCTGAATTCCGTGTTGGTCTTAGCCAGAAGTATCCAGGGTTTAAGGCAAAGTCTGAGTTTGTTACTAACCAGTACGAGAACGATCTGGTAGAGCTTGGTCGTTTGGTCAATGATCCACGCGTTGGATGGAATCAAGCTGTTCCAACTATTAAGCAGTACTTGAAAATGCGTCAATCAATGCTTGACGCTTCTGGATCAAAGACACTTCAACAAAAAAAACTTGCTTCTACTCGTCAGCAGCTGTTTGTCGCCGGTGAGGCTCTAGCTAAGTCAAACCCATATTTTGATAGAATCTGGCAGCGATTGCTCGCACGAGAAGTTGAGGACTGATGGACCCTATTCAAATAACTGAGGAAGAACTCAACGCGAAAGTTCTTGAATGGGAACGCAAGAAAGGTCGCAAAGCCACGCAGGGCGATGTTGACGATATCTACCAGCAAATGCTGAGCGATAACTCTGGACAAACTGACGCAGAAAAGAAAGCTGAAGAGGCCAGGAAGAAGCAACCTCTTACAGAAAACAATAGGTCTGCTTACATAAAGCAGTTAACTTCTGGAACTGCAGCCACTACTGCAGTCACTGAACAACCGGCGATACCACGCGCAATTGTTGGTGACGTTAAAAACATCATTGACCCAGTGACCCAAAAGCCACTTGAAGGCGTGATGCAGTCTCAGCGACGTGGATCAATGGCAGGTTCATATAACTATTCCGGGATGAACTTGGTTGACGAAAATAACAGAATCGTGAATCAAACAATTACGGATAACAGTGGTGGCGCTGCAGCAAATCTTTTGTTCCAACAAATGAAGGCAGACAACAAATTGCCTCAGTTTTTGCAAGCTCTCAAATCAAGCAACCATTACCAGAGCAAGTCCCCATCTAACTTGGCTGTTAGCGGCAAGGGCATGACCGACACTGACTACGCTGCAATTGATTCGTTTATCAACTCTGCAAACCTTGCTCGATATACGCCAAAAGGGTATTTGAAACAGATGGAGATAAGCCCATCTTCTTTCTCTGTCGTAAGCAGCGGTGGTAGCGGCAGCTCTGCTGCTTACCCAAACAGGATGGACACTGTTAGGACTTTAAGGGATGAGTCGTTCAGGGTTCTTGGTCGACCAATGACCCCACAAGAAATCAAAGCAGCAGTTGGGTTTGTAAATCATGCATACATCTCTGCTGGTGCAGCTGGAGGAGAGCAGGCCCCAAGCTTGCAATCAGCGGCAGAAGTGGCCGTTTCTAAAACGGCAGGAGAAGAAGCAGCTGTATACGGACTAGGGACTGCACTAGACAGAATATTTAAGCGTGGAGGCTCTATCTAATGGTTGCAACAAAACCAGTACCTGTTGACAAAGCGAAAAATGTACAGGCTCAAAAAGAGCTTCTCATGGCTCGCTTCCCTGCTTTTAAGGGGTTGTTTAATGGCAGCGCAGAAGATATGGCCAAGCTTGTCTCTGAGTTTGGACAAGATCTAGTCAACTTGCTTTTGTCCGTAGTCGAGGATGGAAAGAAAAAACTGGAAAACAGGCAATTTGATTTCAGTAGTCAAGCTGGCCTTGACGCGTTTGATGCAAAATTTTCAGCTACAAAGTACTACACGTCTAGCACTGCTACCCAGAGAAGCTTTGAGCTTAGTGCAGAAACAGATAAAGCACAGCAAGTCAGCGACATGATTGACTCTATTGCCGGTTCATATGGAGACCTTAAACTAAGCCGACCAGTTTTAGAGAAGGTGGCAAACGAAGCTTTGCGCAAGGGTTACAAAGTTGGATCAATATCCCTTGACCACATCATTAACTCTGAGGCAATTGCTACTCCTTCCGCTGCTGATCCAACGGTTTCTGTTCTTGCTGGAAGCAATGACGTAAATGATTTGATGACTATTGCAAAAAACTATGCCTACACCCCAATAGATATCACAAGTCAGATTGAATCTGTGCTCACAGGGAGACCATACAACGGTGTAATCCTCACAAAAGACGGCTTTACAAACATGGCTAAACAACAAGCTATTGGCATGTACGGCCACCTGAAGGATCGCATTGATGCTGGGTCTAGCCTTGAAGATATCTTTGGTGGGTACAGAAATAAGATTGCTAGCATTCTTGAGCTAGATCCAAAGTCTGTGCAGATAACAAATCCTCTTTATGCAAAAGTTTTGGGGACATATGAAACCGGCCAAATGAGCCTTGCTGATGTTGAGACAATGGTCAAAACAGACGAGCGATACGGGTATCAGTACACAAAGAAGGCCAATAGAGATGCAATAAGCATTGGATCTTCTCTAGCAAGAATGTTTGGAGAGTACAAGTAATGTCTGAGATTGGAATTGGCTGGGACGCCAACTTTGGATTTGACCAAATGAACGCTGACTTGATTGCTTATTTTGGCACCCCAGAAGGGCAGCAATCATTGATAGATATGGGGATAACGGACAGCCCTTATCTTGATACAACAAACATTGATGCTGGATTCAGCAAAGGCACAACGGCCAAAACGCCAAGCACAATCACTGATGCATTTGGAAGAACCCCAGATAATCCAAACTATGGGGTTGATCTAAATGCTAAACGCACAGATGCTCGCATGTCGATCCAGGCACTTTTGGCTAAGTACAAACTTGAGTCTTTGTTTGACACCGTATGGGGGAACTACACCTCAGACATGGTGGACTATACGGACACAGATGCCCTTGCTATGTCGATTAGAGAAACCGAAGCGTACAAGACAAGATTTGCAGGTAACGAGGCGCGTCGAGCCAAGGGTCTTGGCGATTTAAGCCCTGCCACGTATCTAGCATTAGAAGATTCCTTTAAAAGTACAATGAGGTCAAACGGTATACCAGATAGTTTTTACGATAAGCCGGATGACTTCGCTCAATTGATAGCGAACGACGTGAGCATAGCAGAGTTTAACGACAGGATCAGTTACGTGCGCAGCATTGTCCAGGATGCCCCGGCATCGGTGAAGAATCAAATGGCTCAGTTGTACAACGTAAGTGAGGGGCAACTTATTGCTTATTTTATCGATCCAGAGAAAGCCACACCTATTCTTAAGGAACAAGAACGTGCTGCCCGCATTGGCGCCGCTGCCAAAGAAAACGCAAATATTCAACTTGAAAGAACTACTGCAGAGGACCTTGCCAAGCGCAACATCAGTGATTCCCAAGCCGCACAAGGGTTTGGAAATATCAGTCAAATGGGCGAGTTGACTCAGGCGTTTACCGGAGAGGCAGACATTAGCCAGCAGGACATCATTTCTGCACAGTTTGGTTTTAACACCGACGCTGAGAAAAAACTATTGCAGCGTAGGCAACAAAGGCTTAACGAGTTCAAGGGCGGCGGTTCATTTTCTCGTACTAGCGGCGCGTCATCTGGCTCAATTGAAAGCGGTATTGGTAAAGCGCAATAGGTACTTGACACGCTCTTATATGCGTGTGATATATTAAGCACATCTCATTAGAGATAACTGTTGGAGAGTCCCTCGACTTCAACATGTAAAAAGAGGTGAGATTTGCAGCCGGTCTGGAACCTCCAACCAGAACGTGGGCAGAAGGAGTGGGTCATGTCAGATTCGATTGAAGAGTTCGAGGACGAAATTCAGACCGAAGGTACACGAGATCCAGTGCGCGCACAATTGCGCAAAGTGGAACAACAGTTGAAGGCATCTGAGGCTAAAGCCAAGGAGCTCGAAACCGCAGCACGAGAGTTGGCCTTTGTCAAGGCGGGCGTTGATACCAACGCTCCAATTGCAAAGTACTTCGTTAAAGGCTACGACGGAGAGTTATCGCCAGAAGCAATTCGTGTAGCAGCTCAAGAAGCAAATCTCATCCAACCTGCTCCGCAGGATAAAGTCCAGGCAAGCGAACAGCAGGCTTGGGCAAGAGTGAATAGTGCATCTCAAGCAGGCGAGAAGTTCGAGCCAGTCACAGACTGGTCGGCAAAAATGTCGACAGCCAAGAACCAATCAGAATTGGATCAACTCATGGCGCAGTACAACGCCGAAATGGCAAAAAACCAAATCTAACTTCCCCAGCTGGGCGCACTACCCATTGGGCTATCACTAAGGAAATACAGTGGCTTATACCCAACAATCGTCACTTGGCGTAGACCAGGCGGCATATGACCGGATGGCGTACTTCGCCCTTCGTTCAGAACTCTTGTTCGATCAGGCAGCTGACGTACAAGCAAGCAACCAGACCATGCCAGGTTCTTCGGTGATCTTCACGATCTTCTCGGAACTTGCAGTTGCAACCACCCCACTTACTGAGACCAGCGATGTTGATCCAGTAGCAATGGGCGACAGCAACGTAACCGTAAGCCTCACGGAATACG